CTATATTTAATCACAATATAAGTAACACAATAACAGCAGCTACGATTGTAGGTGGTGCATATATTCAAAGGTCAACGGATGGGGGTTCTACTTGGACCACAATCGCACAAACAAACTTTAACACAGGTGCCGGTATATCAGGCCCAACAATTTACGGATGGAATGTAAATGTAGATGTAGAGATATATTTAGATGGTGGAGATTTGATTAATACATTAGTTGACTATACTCTTACAATAACTACAACAGGAGCAATATCAGGTGGCTTTACATCTTCATCCATAAGTTCGGGTTCATTCACAATGCAAAACCAATCCGAAGAGATTGACGAAGGTATGACCGTACTAATAAATAAATGTTTGCCTGTTGGAGTTAAGCAATTAGATTTATTAAAAGACGTTATTAAGATGTTCAACCTTGTTTTTATGATTGACAAGGATGATGAAAATAACTATATAATAGAACCATTTGTAGATTCAAGTAATCCGACTGAAAGTTTTTATCCGATGATGGGTGTGGCTTCAGGTTCAGGAACTAATTATGAAGTATTTGATTGGACTGATAAATTAGATATAGGTAAAAAGTTTGAAGTATTGCCGATGCAAGAACTTGACTTTAAAACCTATACTTTAAAATATAAAGAGGATGGAGATTATTTAAATACTAAAGCTAAGGAGATTTTAGGTGAAACTTTCGGAACAAAAGAAATAGAAGTAGACAATGACTTTATAAACCAAGCTAAGACAAATGAATTAGGATTCAGTGCTACGCCAAACGCATACCCTAATTTATATACAGCTACGGTGCCTTATATTTATTCATTCGATAACGGAACGGTAAGTAAATTCAAACCTAATATTCGTTTGTTATATTATAATGATTGGGTTAATGGTACTAATTATGTAAGCGGAGTAGGGTACGGAACTATATTTAAAGATTGGACATTATACGGATTTACTACAAGTTTATACACTGCTGTGTTTACTGGTAATGGTACATCTCAACCAACTTATGGTTATTATCCTTATGCCGGACATACTGATAATCCGTTGACACCTACTTACGATTTAAACTTTCAAACTAAATATTTAGATTATCCATTCTTAGGAACTTTTACTACTAACAATCTTTATAACCTATACCATAAAGCTTTTATCGATATGGTATCGGACCAAAATTCAAAAGTAGTAAAGGCTTATTTTAATCTAAGTGCAATAGACATAAAGAATTTCACATTCAGGTCAAAAGTATTTATTAATAATACTTATTATTTAGTTAATAAGATAGTTGACTTTGACCCACTAAGCTCACAAACAACCTTAGTAGAGCTTATTAGAATGCCTTTATACAACGGATTCACTCCTGAGGTATATAATCCTGACAACGGACCTAACTTACGTCAACTCAGCGGAAATACTAACTTAGGAGGCACTGGGAATAATAACTACGGTAGTGGCTCAACTATTATCGATGGCTCGGATAATTACATAGCAGACGGAGCAAGGGGTGTTACTTTAATCGGATCCTCTGGTGTTTTAGTTCAAAGCGATGTCCAAGACTTTACCGGAATTAACCTAACTGATTTAACCATTGAATCAGATTTATCAGGCCAAAGTTTATACCAAGGTGGGTTAGTATGTAGAGTTAAAAAGGTACTAACTAATTACACCACTGAGCATGATTATAACTTTTTTATGGGCGATACCCAAGATGGGGATATAGACATTACCTTAAATGATAGGTACGATGAAATCACTATTAAAAAAGTAGCCACTGCTCATAAAGTAACGGTTATTCCGGATGCAGGAACTATTGACGGAGCAGCGGACTATCAAATTAACAATTTATATCACGCAATTAAACTAATCAAATGGAACGGGAACTGGTACATAACAGCAATCTATACTTAAACATGATTGAAGGAGTGGATGGTTTATTCTTTGTATTAACCATGTATTCTCAAGGCAATGAAGATATTAACCAATTAATAAAAGACTTACAAAATGGCTGAAAATATAGCATTCTCAATAACAATAGGAGGGGTTGACCGTGAGATTAAAACCATGCAAGACCTTAAGAGGGCGATTAAAGACGCTAATAACGAACTCTTACAGGCTGGTGATGTAGGTACTAAGTCTTATGCTGATGCTCAAAAGAAGGTAACGGACTTAAAAGATAAATTAGGTGATTTAGGTGATGCGGCTAAAGTTCAAGGTACAGCAGTTGAAAAGTTAGGAGCGAGTACCGGATTACTTAGTCAAGGGTTTAAGAACTTAGACTTAGATAAAATTAAGATAGGTTTTAAAGGAATAGGTGATGCCATCAAGGCTAATCCTTTAATGTTCTTAATTGGAATTATAATTCCTTTACTTGAGAAATTTAAAGTATTTGAGATTTTAATAGGTGGTATTTCTAAGGCTTTTGATTTATTAACGGATGCCATAGGATTTACTAACCATGCCGATGAAGAGGCTACTAAGAATTTTTTAAGTAACTCACAGCAACGTCAAAAGATAGTATCAGCGGAATACGATGCTAAAATTAAAATAGCTAAAGCGGAAGGTAGAGATACTTATGACTTAGAACAGGAGAAATTAAAAACAATAGTTAATAGTGTACAAGCTCAATATAACAATTTACTTGAATTACAAAAAAAGAAAAAAACACTTAATGATGATGAATTAAAGCAATTCAAAGATTTAGAATTACAATTAATAAATGCTAAAGCAGATTTAGATGCATCAAGAGCCCAAAGGCTACAAGAAAATTTATCTAAAGAATTTAAATATAGAAAAGAGTCCGAAGATGCAGAAGCAGCACGTCAAAAAGAACTAAACGACAAATACAAACAAGCGTATCAAGAGCAATTACAGGCTAATCAGGATTTAATAAATAAAACTAAAGAATTAAAAAATAAAGATTATTTAGACTCAATTACTAATGAGCGTCAAAGAGCTTTAGAAACTTTAAGAATACAGAACGAAGCTCAAGCGGAAGACATTAACAAATCTAAGGCAAGTAAAAAAGTAAAGAATCAAGCTTTAGCTCAGTTAGATATTGATTATAGACTTCAACAAGAAGCTATAAATAAACAATTTGACGATAAGGATAAAGAAGCTCAATTAAAAAAACAAGATGAATTAAGATTAGCAAATGAAAAGGCTGAACAGGATAGAATTATAGCACTTCAAAAAGCCAATCAAGATGCTTTAAACGAGGAAGCTAATTATAACGAATTAAGGATACTTCAAACTCAGGAAGATACTCAGGCTCGATTAGACGCAGAAATAGAGGCTATTCAATTTAAATTATTTAGAGAAACTCAATTAACTGAAAAGTCCGAAGGCGAAAAGTTATTAATTAAAAAACGTGCAGAGCAATCCATTGACAAATTAAAAGAAGACTTTGCTAAAAAGGAACGTGAACGCAGATTTAAAGAAACTCAGGATAATTTAGCTACAAGCGCTTTAGTTAATAAAGGATTAACCGACTTATCAACGGTATTCTATAACACTAAATTAAACAATGCTAAAAAAGGCTCAGCAGAAGAGGAAAAGATTTTAAAGGAACAATTTGAAGTTAATAAAGCATTCCAAATAGCCAACGCAGTAATTAACGGTGCTATGGCTGTAACTTCAATACTTGCTTCACCTGCAAATAAAGTAGACCCATCTGGAACGGTAATGGCAATACAGATAGCCGCCGCAATAGCTTCAACAGCCGCTCAAATATCAACTATTGAACGGACAAGGTTTCAAGGTGGCTCACCACAAGCACCTGAAACTCCAAGTATGGGTGGAGCTGGCGGACAAGCACCAACAGGCACACCACAAATGCCACAAACCCGAACTGAACAGGGTACTTTCTTAAATGAACAAGGACAAACAACTGGACGCTTAGACACCAGAGTTTACGTCCTCGAATCAGATATAACAAATACACAAAGAGATGTTAACAGAGTAAAAACACAATCAAAAGTATGAAAGAACTACCAATAGTAAAAGCAATCCTAACGGATGACAATCAAGGACTTAAATTCATGTCCGCTGTTGAATCCCCTGCCATAATGGTTAATTGGGTTAAATTCAACGATGAAAAGCCTATTAAAATGGCTATACAAAACGAAGAGCAACAAATAGTATTCGCTCCTGCGTTAATTCCTGACTTACCTATTTACAGGAATCATAACGGGCGTGAGTTTTATTTAATGTTCGATAAAGAAACAATTGAACAAATCGCTCTTAAGTTTGCTAAGGATAATTTGTTAAACTCTATAGACTTAAATCATGATGGAATCAAGTTAAGCGGAGTTCAAATATATCAATCCTTTGTAACTAACGAACACACAGTAGATAATGTTAAAGCATTTGAAACGCTTCCAATAGGTACTTGGTTCGTAGGTGCTAAAGTAGACAATCAAGATGTATGGCAATTAATTAAAGAAGAGAAGTTGAATGGATGGTCTATTGATGGCTTATTTGAGTTTAAAATAGATGACAACTTATCGGACAATGAAATAGAGCAAATGATTGATGAGGTGTTAAATAGCACCAAAAACTAAACAAGTGGTATTTAACAATATATGGAAAAAAGTCTACTAATCGAAAAGGTAAAAGAGTTCATCGTAAAGTTGACCTCTCAGCCGGTAGCAGAGCCTGTTAAATTGGGTGAAGCTATGACCAAAGATGGTCAAAAAATGTATTTCGAAGGGGACACACTTGCAGAAGGTTCTAACGTATTAGTTGAGAATGAAGCAGGCGAAAAGATGCCAGTTGCTGATGGAGAATATCTGTTAGAGAATGGCACTAAGGTAGCAGTAAAAGACTCTAAAGTCGCTACTATCGTTGCTGAAGAAGAAACTAAGGATGAAGAACTTCCTGTAGAGAAACCCGAAGAAAATAAGATGGCTCAAATAGAGTCACAAGTTGCTCAATTACAAAAGCAAGTTGAAGATTTAACTAAACTTAACGCTGAATTTATCGAACAACAAAAAGTTGTTATGAGTTCAGTACAAAGTTTGTTAGAAACTCCTGTGCAAATGTCTAAACAAGAACCAAGTCGTGAACTACGTACTTTTGAAAAACACTTAGTTGAGCAAAAGCGTCGTAACGAATTGTTAAAAGGTTTATGAGTAAATATAAATTCTCAGATTCAGTAAAGCCTGTAACCGTAGAAGTATACGAGAACGGTTTGTATATTAACAAACAAGTTGTAGGTATATTCCCTTATGGTATCCAATCAGGCGTTATAACTGAAGACATGCTAACGGATTCAATGTGTGAATACTTAATGACTAAAGCTGAGTATCAAAACACATTTGTTAGTAACGATAATAAAGAAACAAAAACAAAAAATAAAAAATAAAAAAACATGGCTATATCTTACACCGCTGTAGAATTTCGTGGTAAAGCTACCCCAGAAATTTTCAAAGAGCTGTATTTCTCTAATGACACTCTTGACAAAGGCTTAGTAACTTTTCAAGATGATGTAAAATACGACACAATTTTCAGTGACGCTGCTGTTACTGTAACTCAACAAGCTTGGACTGCTGGCTCTCCTTCAGCTTCAGGTGCTATCACTTTGACTGATACTCAAATTATCCCTGTAAAGGTTGAGTATTACGATGAGTTCATCCCTTCTGCTGTTGTTTCTGGACGTTACAAAACTTCCATGAAAAAAGGTATTTGGAATGATGTATCTGATGAATTTATGCGTGTGGTTCTTGATGACCTAATTGCTGGTAAAGTTTCTGCTGATGCTGAATCTAAATTCTGGAATGCTGCTAAAACTGCTACTAAAACCGCTGTTGCTGCTTTAACTCCTGGTACTGGTCAGGCTTCTGTAGGTGCTGCTGAACAGACTTATGTTGCTTCATTAACTGCTTCTCAATTTGATGGTGTTGTAACTCGTATGATTTATAACGCTGGTGCTTTGGGTGGACGTGTTAAAGTTGCTGGTACTACAATTACTTCAAGTAATATCGCTTCTCAGTATGCTTTAGCTTATGCTGCTATCCCTGCTGTTAACTTAGCAAGCTCTGAGGCTCCTGTAATTTACGCTCCTAAATCACACAAGCAATTAATTAACTTAGCTAACTTGACTGCAACTAACTTTATAAAAGTATTTGATGTTCAAGGTGGTGAGTATTATTATGCTGGTTTAGTTATTAAATTTGTTCCACTTCCTGAGAACTGTATAGTAATCGCTAAGCCTTCTGACCTTCATTGGTGTACTGACACAACTTCTGACATCACTATGATGAAAGTTATGCCAGTATCTAACTTCAGCAAAACTTGGGGTTATAACGTAGCATTCACTGAATTTGCTCACGTTACTCACCAATCTGCTAACGTACTTTATTTAGGATAATAACAAGGGGGTGTAATTCCCCCTTATTTTAAACACAAAAAAATATGCCTTGCGCTTTAACATCTGATTATAGTTTCGTAGGTTGTAAAGGTGGTGCTGGTGGAATACGTCGAGTACTTATAACTGAGTACGCTAACGTAAACAAAACCACTACCGTAATTGCTTCCGGTGTAATAACTACTTTAGGTATGGTAACTACAAAAGAGTTCCGCGAATACCTATTAGATAAAGAGATGGGAATGTTTACAGACAACATGGCCCAAACTCTTGCAAATGGTACTATCGTTTACACTCCTGTAATCGACTTTACCGTTAAAGGATTAACAACTGCTTTAATTCAAGAGCTTAAGTTAGTAAGTCAAAATACCTTAATGATGATTGTAGAAGACGAAACCGGTGCATACTGGATGTTCGGCTACGGTCGTGGTATGGACTTGTTAACTGCTTCTAAAGAAAGTGGAACAGCTTTAGGTGATTTCCGTGGACAAAAACTACATTTTGAAGGCAAAGAATCTGAGCCTATTTATGGAGTTAGTTCAAGTATCATTACTGCTTTATTGTCTCCTGCCGCCTAATATATATCCCTCTTGGGAAAGAAGAGCCTCACAAATAGTGGGGCTTTTTTTATTTATGCCAAAAAGGTTTTATTTGGTATTTATAATTAGTGATTAAATTAACTACAAATACAACTCAAAACGTTTATTTAACTTTAACTGAAAAGGTTACTTTAACTAATCCAAAGTTTTTATTTGAGTTTATAAATAACGAATCTCAGTCTAAATACTATTGCATTTCTGCTAATTTTTCGACACATAAAGGGAGATTTGACGTATTTAGTATTCAAGTTATGACATCTCCTAACAATCTTATAGGGCAAATAAGCCTATCTGTAGGGGAGTATGATTATAACGTTTACGAACAAACAAGTACCACTAACTTAAATCCAAGCGGACTGAACAAGTTAGAGAATGGAAAGTGTGTAGTATTTAATTCATCACCAAGCACTGTAACTGAATATAACGGTGCTTCACTTACAGATGTAATTTATGAAGGAGCTTAAAAAATTATCCGATAACATATATTTAGTTAATCTCAAGGCACAACAAGCACCTGAGAATTATTTAAACAAATCAAAAGGTATTATTTCATGGGGTAAGAAAAACGACTATCCCTCTTATTTACTTTATTTATATGAAAATCACGCGGAGCATGGCGGTATTATTAATGGCAAGACGCGCTATGTTGTCGGTACTGAAATCGTACCAAGCGTTGATACTAACGAAGTTAAAGCGTTCTTAAGTAAAGCTAACCCTTATGAGAGTTGGTTTGAACTATCTAAAAAATTAAAAAAGGACCAAACTATTTACAATGGTTACGCTGTTAAAATAACTACTAATATGCTTGGAGTTCCTTTATATTTTGAGCATATTGACATGGGGCGGTTAAGGGTTTGTGATGATTTATGCTCTGTTAAATACTCTGAGGATTGGTCTAAATATCACACCGACTCAATCGAGTATCAATTATTTGACTTTGCTAAAATAGGCACAAAACAAGTAGGTGAGTTTATTTACATTTATAGGTCGTATTCTCCAAAGGTAGACAGTATACAATCTGCCTATCCTAATCCTGAATACCTTTCATGTATTTTAGATATAGACACTGATATTGAAATTTCACAATTCGGAAACTCACTTATAAAGAATGGATTTAGTGCTGGGCATATTATAACAATTTTTTCAGGCGAACCAACAGAACAAGAAAAGGAATCCATTAATAACCGTTTATTAGAGGCCTCAACGGGTTCTAATCAAGCCGGTAAGGTATTAGTATCATTTGCACCAAAAGACGGTAAAGGGGCTGAAATTACTTCCGTTAACGTATCGGATTTAGACAAACAATACCAAGAAATAAGTAAAAGAAACTTACAGAAAATCTTAACAGGACATAACGTACCTGGTGTTCTTTTTAAAATCCAAACAGAAGGCAAGTTAGGTCAACGGAATGAATTAATAGAAGCTCACGAGTTATTTATTAATGAATACGCAAAGCCTGAACAAATGCCATTTAATGAGCTTTTAAAGAAGTCATATAAAGCACGTAGCGGTCAGGATGTAGATTTCGAAATTAAACAATTCGAGCCTATTGGTTTAGAATTACCTTTAGAAAATTCTAATATTATTAACTTATTACCTAAGGAGGTAGTTGTAGATTACATAGCTAAAAAATACGGTTTAGATTTAAACACTACCGTAACTCAGCCTACTAATATATCACAACCAGTACTTCAGGTTAACGAAGCCTTAAAAGGATTAACCGGAAGGCAAATGCAAAACTTAATGCGAATAGTTAGGAAGCATGAAAAGGGAGAACTAAGTAAGGACCAAGCCTTAGTATTAATTAAAGGAGGTTTTGGAGTTAGTGATTCCGAAGCTATGACCTTATTAAACGCTGCTGAAGATGTTAAATTCGCTTTACAGTCTAAAGAACAAAAATTCTTTGAATTAATTAACAAATACGGAGTTGAGTTTAGTGATGACCAAGTTTTAGAATTTGAAGATAATAGAGTACAATTAGCCGAAGGGTTTAACCTTAATTCTTTACGTAATTCGATTTTAAACATATTTAAAGGCAATCCCGATACTGAGTCAAACTTTTTAAAAAGGCTCTTTGGAATAGGCTCTAATGACGTAAACAAACAAATTGACTGGTTAGAAAAAAAGGGATTAGTAGAAAAAAAAGACGGTTCGTACTATCCCACCGAAAAGGCTCTAAATAAAGAAACTAACGAAATAGACTCGGAGGTTGTAACTCTTTACACTTACGAAAAGCGTGAAGATGTTGACGGACCAACAATAAAAGATACCACCAGTCACTTCTGCAGGGATATGTATAACAATACTCACAGGGGCGGTAAAAAAGTAGGTTTAAGTTACGAAATGATTGATAATATCTCTAATGAGTTCGGTGAGAACGCTTGGGATTATAGAGGTGGTTGGTATAACGATGGAACAGATACAACGCCTTGGTGTAGACACGTGTGGCAAGGTCAAACAATTTTAAGAAAG